CACGCCTGTGCACTTGGCGGCGGCCCCCGCCCCCGCGGTGAGCGGCAAGCCAAGCGGGGGCCTCGGGACCCCTGGCGTCCTCGCCGCCACCGCGACGGTCGAGCATACCAGCACCGACTGGACGGCGATGGCGGAGTTCGGCGACGAGCCGAGGCGTGCGCCGAGGCCGGGCAAGTCGGAGGTTGGGGTATTCGGCGAGGCGTCCAAGACGACCGACGCCACTGTCGAGATGGACCGCGCGGAGTCGGAGATGTTGGACTTCGCGGAGGAGGCCGCGGCCTCCCTCGGCAAGGTGTCGGAGGCGGCGGGCCCGGTCGGGCCGGCGCTCGCCGCGGTGGCGGTCGGTGCGACCGTCGCCATCGAGGCGTTCCGCGCGGTCTCCAATATGTTCGACGGGATGGTGGAGCGCTACAAGCAGTACTCGCCGCAGATGGCGACAGCTGAGGCGCTCGTCGAGGTCCGCAACGTCGTGGGTGACTTGCGCCGGGCGCAGGAGGGCGGCCCGGACTTGGCCAAGTATATGATCGAGCGCGGGGAGGTGGAGCAGAAGATCGAGGATGTCAAGATCGAGTTCATGAAGGCCGTGATGCCGATCATGCTAACGATGTTGCGCTTCTTCGAGTCGGTCATCTTGCCAGCCGTCAAGAAAATCCTCGAGGGTATCAACAAGTTGACGGCGGGCTTGACGAACGTCGAGGGCACCATCAATGACATCGACGACTTACTGGGCGAGTTTAAGGGGGCGCAAGAGGCGATTCGTGAGGTGTCCCTCGACGCGGCCTTCATGGAGGGTTTCGTGGACCCGACGAGCAGGCCCGGCCGGTCGCGAGACTTCGCCGGCGACCCATTCGTGCGCGTGCCCACGGACAAGGAACTTAGGGAGTGAAAGGTGGGGGTCACCGACTTCGGCAACTTTAGCACCGGCTCGTTCAACTTACCAGACACTGGCGAGTTGACCTACAACGGTGTGCGCTTCTCGAGCCTCTTCCACAGCCGCCTCCAAGGGGTCGCGGTCAAGGACGCCGCCGGGCGCACGGTTAAGGTGGTCGAGTGGCGACTGATGGCGGAGGGGATCGTCACTCTCTACACGACGGGCAACACCAACACCCCGAACCAAACGTCAATCGACAGCACGCTCTCGATCATGCGGCAAAAGTTGGACCAACAAGGTGGGACCCTAATCTACAAGGGGCGCGGGTTCGGGGACTTGACGGTGAATGCCCCGGGCGGTACCGGACTGCGCGACGTGGCGTGGGGGCCGACCCCCGAGACATTCGACTTCACTCCCCTCGGCAACGGGCTCAGCGCCGCCGTCGTCTGGGGTTGCACGGTGCGGATCGCCGAGTACAAGACGCTCAAGCCCGAGAACCGAGGCCTCACCAACCTGGAGGGTATAAAGGACTTCGCGGTCGAGGGGCAGATCCTTCAGTTCAACGAGGAAATCAGCATCTCCTACAAGTCGGACGGTTACTCGACCTTCTCCGTCAACGGGACCTTGGAGGTGGCGCAGACGCGCAAGACCGTCGACGATAGAGGAGTCGACACCCGCTTCTTGGAGTCGCAACGTCAACGATTGATGGGCTTGATCGGGAGCCGAATCGACCTCACACGCTTCTACCTCCCCACGCGCAACTTCCACTTTAGCCGCGACCGACGGACGATGGAGTGGGACTTCAGCGCCGACGAGCAGGCTCCGATGGGCAACCCGACGTGGGCGACGCAAGCCCGCGGCAACTTCAACATCCGCCCGGTGAAGGAGGGGGTGGCCATAATCCGGTGGATCTGCTCGATGCGATGCACCTACGTCATCCGCAAGGACTTTGACCGCTACAACGCTTGGCGCGCCTTCTTAATGCTCTACATCGCGCGCAAGTCGGCGACGCAACTGGGGCACCTGGCAAACGCGTTCAAGAAGGACCGAGCCAACCAAGGCAACGACCCCAACAAGGCCGTCGACTTCCTCCGCGGAGCCCTCGCGCCAGTATTGCCGCTCGCCCCGAGCCCGCTCTCCCCGAACCTTCTTTGGGGGAGCTTCTTCGGCGAAAACAAGAACGCCGCGCAAGATAAGAAGGTCAATGACCAAGAAACAGCGATCTCGTGGCCGACGTACTGGGGCACGGACGAGGGCTTGTACATGGACTCGAAGACGGTCACCTTCGAGGTCCATTGGTTGCTCTCGACGACCCCGAGCACCGTCCTCATCGCCTCCGGCTTCTTGCGCACGTCCAAGAACGAGAAGAAGGACGTGTGGGCGGCATCAATGAGGGACATTTGCGGTGGGAGTTCTTGGTTGAAAAACAACATCGGCAACGCGGAGGGCGACGTGATTGTCGACTTTGGTGGGGGGTCTCCTTGATGGCGCAAGGATTCTTCGACGAGGACGCGGTCCGCTTCGAGGGCGCGGGGGACGACCACCTCGCGACGCAGACGTTCCCCGAGTCGCAAGCGGCTACCCTCTCGTGGCTCAAGCACCCGGAGGCGACGTACATCAACTACGGGTGCCGGATCGAGTGCCTCCTCGACCCCGGGACCGCACTGCACAAGCCGCTCCCGCAGTCGGCGCAGCCGTACGACACCCTCGGGACCTATGACGTGGCGGCGGTGGACACCGACTTGATCGTGACCGGCGAGAACCTCCGCTCGGCGGGGTCCTACCGGGACGTGGTACAGCGCATGGCGACGAGCACCTACCGCTTCCTCTTGACTGGGTTCGGCGTGCGCGTCGGCTTCCCGATCCCGGTGCCCTCTCTCAAGACGGTGGCGGGGGTGCCGGCGATCCCCGCGAATCAGTGGGTGCAAGGTAACCAGGTGATCGGCAACCTCTGCGGCATTCCAGTGTTCAACAACGCTTGGCGACTGTGGTACTACGTCACCGCGCCGCCCGCGCGGGCGCAAGTCCCGCCGCCAAACCTCGCGGACCGCATCGCCGCCGACGTGACCTTGCCGGACGTGTTGAGCGTGCCGGTAGCGCCCAACGACTACAACGCGGTGACTGACCTCAAGGGCAAGACGGTGAAGAGTTCCAAGTAGCGAGATGGACGCGCAGCAACAGCAAAACTTGAACGGACGCTCGGAGGAGGCCATTGGGGACTCGTTGCAAGACGAGTTCACCATTGGCTACAAGCCCGTGATGCCGCTTGAGGCACTGTGGATGTCCGGCTCGGACATGCCGCAGATCACGCTCCGGCGCGACATCGAGTTCATGCAGATGCACCCCATCGTCAGCATCGCGCTCGAATACTACAAGTCCGGCATCTACGGCGCGGAGTTCTGGGGTGGCCCCGACGAGCGCGACCCGACCAACGACCAGGGGAAGCCGATCTCCCCGGACCCACGCGTCGCCGCCTTCGCCCTCGCCCACGCCGAGCGCTTCTGGCAGCGTGGCATGCCGTTGATGCAGGAGGGCGGGTACCCGTACGGTTGGGCCCCGGGCGAGCACATCTACCAGGAGGCGCAGGGGATGTTGGTGTGGTCGCACCTCAAAGGCTTCCACCCCAACGACGGGTTCATCCTCACCCTCGCGCACCAACCGGTCGGCGTGCGCATCAAGGGCATCCGCGAGCCGGTCGGGGAGACGGAGGAGGTGCGACGCCGCCGGATCGCGCGCGAGGAGGCGCACGGCGGCTACAAGGGCGGCGCGGTGGACTTGTGGTTCGCGGAGCGGGCCGTCCCGGCGAAGGCCGCGTGGTACCCGCACCGCCCGAGGTTCAACCAGTTCTACGGCCGCTCGCAGTTGATCGGGGCGTGGCGTCCTTGGCGGCGGCTCGGGTGGCGCGACGCCGTCGAGCAAGTGATCGACGCCGCCGTCTACCGAGCTGGTTACCGCGGGCCGTTGGTCCGGTTCCCCCCGGGGCACAGCGCCGCGACGGCGAAGCAGGGGGTGCCGGCGACGACGGTCGACGGCGCGGGCGGGTCGCGCCGCGAGAACCGCGACACCGCTCGCCAGATCGGCGAGTGGGGCAAGGCGGGCGCGACGTACGCGCTCAGCAGCGAGAAGTACCCGGAGGCCCAAGGGGGTGGGTACAAGTGGGACTTGGAGTTCCCCCAGCAAGTAATTAACGTCGACCCACTCGTCGGCGCGGCCCGCTACCTCGAGGACCAGATCATGCTCGGGATGGGCGTGCCCCCCGAGTTGGTCAAGGCCGGCGGCACGGGGAGCGGCTACAGCGGGCGCAGCGTGCCGCGCGAGGCGTTCCTCGTCGGGCAGCAGCGCATCGCCGATGCGATGTTGCAAATCTTCGTCGAGCAGGTGATCCGCCCCCTCGTCCTCTGGAACTTCGGCGACGTGCCGTTCTCCTTGCAGTGCAAGTCGCTCCTCCAGTCGCAAGCCGACGACACGCAAGGCGACGAGGGAGGCGCGCCTCCCCCGCAGATGGGCGGCGGCCCGCCGACGATGGGCGCGCCTCCGGGTATGTTGCCGCCGGGCGCGGTACCCCCAGGGATGGTTCCACCCCAAATGGCGGGCGCGCCGATGTCGCTCGAGTCCCGCGCGATGGAGGTCGTCCGGCGTTACCGCGAGCGCCGAGGCGCGGTCTTGGCGACCGACAAGGGCGGGCGAGAACACCGCGGCAAGGGGAAGGGAGGGGGGCAGTTCGTCAAGAAGGGCTCGTCGGGCGGCGGCGAGGCGACCGGAAGCGGAGCGAGCAAGTCTGCACGTGCCCCCGCGGAGCCGGAGTTCAAGAACGAGGTCACCAGGAACATCAACGACCACTTGTTCGACCTCGCCGACATTATGGATTTTCCGAAGGACCAGTGGGACGAGTTAAGGAGGGCCCTCGTCGAGGCGGACAACTTGCAAGTTTCCGAGGAAACGTCCGAGACTTGGCACGTGAGCAAGTTGAAGGACTCGGACTTCGAGAAGTTGGTCGAAGACGTCGAAGAGTTGGCAAAAGTGGACCCGAACGACAACTCTCCCCAGACTGTATCGAGGAAGAACGTTCTGATCGCGCGAGTCAAGGGGGCGACCGACTACTTGTGGGAGATGGTCGGCGGCATCTCTATGCCGGGCTCGGAGTATTCTGGGGAGTTGATGAGGAAGGACATTCAAACCTTGCTCGAAGAAACTGCGGCTTGGGCCGAAGGCTTGTGAGGGATACGTGAGCGCGATCAACCACCACCGAGTCCTCTACGACTGCCTCCTCGAGTCCGGCGGCGACGTGGAGGCCGCGTTCGCCGCCGCGGAGTTGATCCTCTCCGAGGACGGTCAACGAGCGGCCGAGGTCGCCAATCCCTTGCGACCCAGACTCATCGCGTGCCGGCGCGCGGTTGCTTCGTCGGCGACCCTCTCCCTCGACGTCCGCAGCAAGAGGGCGCAAGCGGTCCTCGACCGCGCCTTGAAGTCGGCGCGGGGACTGTCCGCCGCCGCCCGGCGAGACCTCGCTGCCGCCTTGAAGGAGGGCAAGAGCGGGAGCAGCGACGCGCTCCTCAAGTTCCTCGACAAGTACCGCACCCAGTTGGCGCGGATCTTGACGACGACGCAACTCTCTGCGGTCCTCGAGGGAGCGCTCGAGGTCGCCGCCAAGGTGCCGACGCTCGCGCAGTTCCCCGGCGCGATCCCGCCGCCACCAACGCTCGGGCCCGCCGAGGCGCTCGCCTTGGTGGAGCGTCTGGAGAAGTTGACGCCGGAGGCGCGGGCCGAGAGGCTGCTCGAACTGCCGCCGGCCGAGCAAGTTTATGTCCGCCAAGCCGTCGCCACCCGGCAAGCGCCGCCACCAGTCCCGCCGCCGATTCTCCCGCCTCGCGAGACCTCCCCCGGGAGCAGCGACCCGGGGGAGGTTCACCTCCCCGCCATCGACGAGGCGGTGCGGACCTTGCAAGCGCGCAACGTCATGGACCGGCAGCGCTACGACGCGCTCGAGTCGGCGGCACGCGCGAAGGCGTTCACCGTGGCCAACGTGGAGTCGGAGGAGGTGCTTGCCAGGGTCCGCGACTCGCTCGCGGAGAGCGTTCGGGAGGGGGCGTCCTACGATGCGTGGCGCGATAAGGTCGCAGAGGAGGTGGCTAAGGGCACTTTTCTTTCGGACGCGCACCAGGAGACCGTCTTCCGCACCAACGTGCAGTCGGCGTTTGCCGACGGGCAAGAGTCGGTCTTGGCGCACCCGTTGGTGAGGTCGGGGTTTCCCTATCGCGCCCGCGACGCGATCCACGACGACCGGGTGCGCGAGGAACACCTTGCCTTGGAGGGTGCGGGGATCGGCGGCACCAACGTGTTCCGCGCAGACGACCCGGTGTGGCAGATGTTCCGCGCCCCGTGGGACTACAACTGCCGGTGCGGCGACACGCCCTTGACGGTCCGCCAAGCTGCCGAGCGCGGGATCGAGGAGGCCCGGAAGTGGCTCGAGACTGGCGCGGAGCCGTCGCCACCGACGCACGTCCCGATGCCGGACTTCCAACCACCGCCGAGCTTCCATCGCGCTCTGGCGGCGGCCCCCCTCTCGGTACAATTATCAATGCGCCCGTTGGGGGCGTTCTTCGCTCAAGACGAGCACGGCACCGTCCCATTGTCGGCCGTCAACGAGAATCGCCCGGCGTCCAGGTCTTTTTCTAACGAGGAGCCCCGCCTCTTCGTGTGGGCGAGGACAGGGGCGTCCGCCTCTCGCCGGGCCGAGCGAGCGAGCAGAGCGGCCCGCGCGGCAACCGTTGCGACGGGTCCACCCCAGTCGGACGAGAGGACGCTCTTTGAGGAGCACAGCGTCGAGGCCCTCCGTCACGCCTCCGACGCAAGGGAGATGGCCGGTGCCGGACCGGCCATCGGGTTGGCTCGAGATCCTATCGTGGACTCCCACGCTCAAGCGGCTCTGACCCACAACGTCGCCGCCTACCATCACGAGAGGGCCGCGAGGCACTTGCGCCACGATCCAACGAGTGCCAACTTGGTCGCGGCCCACGCCGCGGCGTTCGAGGCGCACACCGAGGCCGCGAGGTCCCACTTGAGGGCCGCGAACGTCCACAACAGGATCAGGAGGCGGTTCTTCGCACCCGGGACCTTCTCATCCGAGGGAAGCGGCAAGTCCGAGGACCCCAGGAAGAGACTCGACAGGTGGATCAAGTTCGCCCAGGCCGCCTCTCGCCGCGCCCACAAGGCGAGCGAGAAGGCGCACGAGGCCACGCGGGACACGGACCACGACGACCCCTACTTTGAAAGTAGGACGGCCCTCCAGTACTCGAAGGCGTCGCTCGGTGGTGACCGGAGCAACGCAGCAGACTTTCATAGTGTGGCAGCCAGCCGGCACAGGACCGCTGCTTACTCGCACGATGACGCCAAGTTGACCCACGACCCCAACGACGCCGACCTCGTTGCCGCGCACGAGTTGGGGGCGAAACTGCACCGCAAGGCAGAGACTCTCCATTACAGAGCCTCTGGAATCAACCAAGACGTTCACGACATGGAGGCGAACTTCAAGCGCACCGGCGGCAAGTCGCTCAGCACGGAGACTGATAAGCCGGAGGACCCGAACGCTGCGTTCGCTAGGTTCGTCAAGGCCGTTCGGACCGCAACAGTGCGAGCGCATAAGGCGAGTCAAGTCGCCCATGAGGCCACGCGCGACACCGACCACGACGGCCCCTACCACCACAGTAGCGGGGCCCTCCATCACTCGGGAGTCGCGGTCGAAGCGGAGGCTGAGCTTGACCGAAGTAAGGCAGTAGACCGGCACAACGTGGCGGCGGCCTATCACCACTACGCCGCCTCGGCGCACGATGACGCCAAGTTGACCCACGACCCCAACGACGCCGACCTCGTTGCCGCGCACGAGTTGGGGGCGAAACTGCACCGCAAGGCAGAGAAGCTCCACCATAAGGCTGCTTGGTACAACCAAGAACTTCCTCACAAGAAGAGAGAACTATTTTCAACGAGGGGCAAGTCGCTTGGTACTGACGGAGTTAAACCAGAGGAGGAGACGGACGCGGCGATCCTCTACGGCGTCGGCGAGGCGGGCGCGCCGGCGAGCGGCATGCTCCAGACCGAGCGCCGGGGGCCGAGGGACAAGCACAAGGGTAAGCGCCGAGCGTCGTCGAAGCAGCGCCGGCGGACCCTCTTCAAGCGCCTCCGCGTCAAGAGGAAGTGGGGCCGGCACAAGTCCGCGACCCTCGCCGTCAACGACTTGTCCGCCGAGCAGCGCGATCAACGGCGTCGCTTGGTCCGAGCGGCCGGGAGGGCTAGTAACCGCGCCCGCAAGGCGACGGTGATCGCCCACGAGGCGACGCGCGACACCGACCACGACGACCCGTACGAGCAAAGCAGGATGGCTTTGGAATACTCCAAGGTGGGATCGGCTAGGGACCTAAACAGGTCTAGGGTGGTACATTATCACGGTGTTGTCGCTAATCGACATAGAGCCGCTGCCATCGAACACACAATCGCCAAGAAGACGCACGCCCCCAACGACGCCGACCTCGTCGCGGCGCACGAACTAGGTGCGAAGTTGCACGGTAAGGCCAACAAGTTGCACTCTGAGGCGGCGGATCTCCACCGCAAAGTTCTTGAGTTTGACGGCGACCCAAGTGTGAGCGCGTCCTTCGGCGGCGGACCGGACCGAACCGGCGGCGGGAACTGGATCACCATCGGCGGCGAGCCGGACGCCTCGACTGGGGAGAAGCACGTCGGCGGCTTCCGCGTCAAGGTGGACGGGTCGGGTAGGATCGTGGCGGGCCGCCTCCGCGGCACCAAGGTGCGGAACGTCAAGAAGAAGTTCGACGCGCTCAAGACGGACGAGCACCGCGCGAACTTCGCCAAGAAGTACGGAGGGGGAGATGGCGGACTCAGCAAGCGGACCGGCGGACCCGCTCGAGGTGTCGGACGCGCAAGCAAGCCACCTCCTCGGCAACCTCAAGGTGTTGAGGGACCAGTGGCGGGCGCGCCTGGCGGACCCGGCGTTCCTGGAGTTGGTGCGCCTCGGCAAGGTGCAAATCAACCCGTTGGTCCGCAAGCTCCTCAACTTGCCCCTGGAGGGCAGCCCGCCGCCCCCGTCGGGACAAGTGCCCCCACCACTGCCGTCGGGAGGCGAGCAGCCGCCCGGGAGGCCAAGGAGCGACTGAAGCGGCTCAACGCGCGAATCGACCGCTACCGCGCGGTGTTCGAGAAGAAGGGCGGCCCCGAGGTCGCGGCTTGGTTCGACGAGTTGAAGGAGCAGATCGGCTCGCACGGCATCGAGCACGCCCTAGCGGCGCTCGGCGACCCGAAGACGACGACCGGGCCGGCGAGGGCGCAGTACGAGGGGGCCTACGACGAGTTGGGCGAGAGCCAACAGGAGAGCGACTTCATCAAGGCGTACCTCGACCGGGCCGGCATCAACCTCATTGGCAGCACTGGCGCGCCCGACCCGAACTTGCCATACGTCGGCTCCTTCAGCAAGAAGAATCTCGAGCAGCTCAAGCGCGAGGGGCGGACGAGCGGCGGGCCGAACTACGTCCCGGAGGACGCGACGTTCAAGAACAAGCTCGTCGAGTCGCAGCACCTCCCCGGGCTCGAGTCCTCCGAGGACGTGGACCAAGTCGCCGGACAGAAGGTGACGCAGTTGACGCCGGACGTGATCGCCGCGTTCGACGCCAAGTACGGCAAGGGGAAGTGGATTGTCAAGAGCTACGGCGACGAAGCGTACGCGGGGTTCGGCATCTTCTTCCCGCAGAGGTGCCGGCAGATCCAACGCGACGGGAGGGCGGTGGTCGCCGACGCGCGGTGGCAGTTGAACGAGCGCGGGTACAAGCTCGCGCGCGACGCCGAAGGCAACTTGGTCGGCATCAAGGAGGGCGGGACCTTCTACCGATTTGGATCGTCGGAGTTCGACGGCTTGGATAAGAAGACCAAGCGCCTCGCCAAGATGGCCCAGCAGGCGTCCTACACGGAGGGGGGAGCGCGCCTTCCGATGTCGCCGGAGGACTCGATCCGCAACAACTACGGGGTGTCGCTCCGACGCGACGCGGCCGGCGTTCCCGTCGGCATCACCGACTGGACTGGCAAGGACTACGACTTCGGCACGCCGCAGTACGAGAAGGTCGCCGCCGAGGAGGGCGGCGCGAAGGGGCACGACATCCACCGCGCCGTCGAGGCCGACGAGTGGCGTCGCAACGGCTACGCGACGGAGCCGAAGTTCATGGTGCAGCCGGCGTTCGAGGCCGCCGGAGTCACCGACGCCGACCGGGCCGCCGGGGCGACCTGGGAGACGGCCAAGGAGGGCCGCGTCCACGCGGTGGTGCGCGACGGCAAGGCACAAGCGATCCCCTACGCGACGTTGACTGGGCGCGGCGACAAGCTGCCGGCCGTCGTCCAAAGCCCGGACATCCTCGAGATGCAGAAGGCCGTCGAGGATGCAATCAACCAGTTACCCGAGTCCGAGCGCCGCGGGCAACTCTACGCCCCCGACGTGATGAAGACCAAGGACGGGTGGAAGGTGGTCGAGTTGAACCCGAGCGCCGAGGGCGGCGGGTCGAACTGGCTCGGCGAGAACCCGTTCGTGATCGACGCCGTCGTGTCGCACTTGACTGGGCGCGAGCCGCAGCATGTCAAGTTCATCCGCGACTTGCTCAAGAAGTCCGGCGTCGCGGGGCCCGCCCCAGCCGCCGCCGCGGCGGCACCGGCCCCGACCGCCGCCGCTCCCGCGACCAAGAAGGCGGGGGGCGCGCCGCAAGCCGCAATGTCGCTCGATGCGCGCATCGCCGACGTGGTACGGCGGTATCGTAAGATGCAAGGATTCGGTCTATCCGTCGACTCCGGGGGGCGCGAGCACAAGGGGAAAGGCAAGGGCGGCGGGCAGTTTGTGAAGAAAGGTGGCGGCGCGTCGTCCGGCGACGAGTCGAAGGTTGCCCGGAGCGCCGCTGAGTGGGAGCCTAAGCACGAGAACAGTCGTGTGATAAACGACCACCTCTTCGACATTGCCGACATGTTGGACGTGTCGGAGAGAGATTGGGACGACGTGCGGAAGTTCATCGTCCAACTCGACGCCGAGCCGGAGAACGAGCCTAGTGGGAGGAAGCATATAAAGGACTTCGATACGAGCGAACTCGAAGACCTCGTCAAGGAGGTCGAAGAGCTAGTAAACGATCCACCAGTCAACTACTTCCGTCCCAAAATCTTGCAGAGGAAGTTGGACCGAGTGTTCTACGACCTCGACGCGGAGGACAACCCGCTTGCAGAGTTCTTACTCGACGTTTACAACTGGGCGGAAGGTCTGAAGAAATGAGTGCGAGTCTGTCAGACCGAGTCCTCAGAGATTGCCTCCGACTCGCCCGCGGGGACCAAGAGGTCGCGCGCGCCGCCGCGTCCATCATCCTCTCCTCCGACGACCAACCGCGCCGGCCGGCGGGGGACCCGCGCGGCGGGCAGTTCGCCCCCCAGGGGGCGGGCGGCGGCGTGCGGACCGTGAAGCACGGCGCGCTCAAGGTCAAGTACTCGAAGCACCGCGCCAAGAAGCCGCCGGGCACCTCCTTGAGGATGAACAACTACAAGCAGCGCGACCACCACTCGTGCGCCTTCGTCGCGGCCTTGACGGTGACCGAGCACTTCAATCTCGGCCACACCCCGGAGCGCGTCCTCAAGATCGTGCGCCCGACGAAGGCGGCGGGGAGCGGGCGGAAGCAGTTGCAGAGGAGCCTCTCGGACCTCGGCGTCGAGACCCAGTTCGACAAGCAACTCACCGCCGGCAAGATCCGCAAGGCGCTCGCCGACGGCAAGCCAGTGCTCGTCACCGTCTACCCGGACGACTGGGCGAGCGACCACTGGACCGTGGTGCAAGGGATCACCGACGACAAGCGCGTCTATCTGACCAACTACAAGAGCCTCAGGTGGAAGGACTTCGTCAAGGAGTGGTACGACAAGGGCGAGGGCTTAATCTGCTCCAAGGCCCCGTCCTCGGCGACCTTGGCGGTGGACTCCGCGGGGCAAGGCGCGCCGGAGGACTCCGACGGGTGGCTGCAACTCCTCTCGGAGACGCTCGTCGCCTTGCTCGGCCACGACGCGGTGGACGCCGCCGAGCACATCGCGGAGCAAGACAAGCGCGCCGGTCTGATCGCCGACATCCTCCTCGCGCTCTACCCTGGGGACGACCCGGCGCGGGTGGTTGGGCGGTTGCTCGAGTCCTCCGGCGGCGACGGCGCGGCGGCGTTGGCCCTGGACGCGAACGGGGTCTGGCACGGGCCGACGCCGCCAGGGTCCGGTTGGGTCCAGATCGCCCCTGGGCCGCGGGGCGGGATGCGGTGGGTCCCGACGGGGCACGCCTACGCCACCGGTTTGCTCCCGGTCCCAGCAAGCTCTGCGCTCCCGCCGTTGAACCCGAGTCCGCACACCCCGGTCGCCACGCCGCCCCCGCACACCCTCCCGTCCGGCGGGCAGCGCGCGCGGGCACAATCCATCACCGCCTACAACGACGCGATGGCGATCCTCTCGAGCGGGCGGCACCTCAACGCGGGGGACAAGGCGGCGCTCGCGACCAAACTCACCAACATGCCGACCGGCCTCCTCGACAACCTCCATCGCGCGCTCGGGGGGCACAAGGCTCCGGGGACCTCGAGGGCGGACGTGGTCATCGCGGTCCGGGACATCTTAACCGCCCCCTCGCCGCCGATGTTCACCTCCGCGCAGATCGCGGCCCGCGGGTTGGGTGCCGCCCCCGCCGCGTCGCCCCCGGTCGCTCCTCCCGCACCCGCTCCTCCCGCACCCGCTCCAGCCCCACCGCCTCCACCGCCTCCACCGACTCCGGTGAACCCTGCGCCAAGTCCCGTTGGTCCGGGGTTCCACTTCACCCCGGTGTACACGCCGCACCCGTCCACCTTGACGCCGGGTGGGCCGAGGGCGAAGGCGAACTCCATCTTGGCGTACAACAGCGCTATGTCGATCCTCAGCGCCGGCGGTGGGCTCAGTGCCGCCGACCGGGCGTCGCTCGCGACCAAGCTCACCAACATGCCGGTCAACTTGCTCCGAGAGTTGCACCGGCGACTAGGGGGAGGGTTCACCTCGGCGAGCGGTGCGGCGCTCGTGACCTCCGTCCGGCACCTCATCACCGGCGTCGTCCCCGGCGTCGTCCCCCCCGCCGCCGGGCCCGCCCCCTCGCCGCCATTCCCGGCCTTCCCTGGGGCACCTGGGGCGGCCCCCGTGCGGGCACGGGCGGCCCCTGGCGGGCGTCCAGGCGGCCCCGTTGGGCCCACGTCGCCGCACATCGACCCGGTCGAGCACGACTGGGAGACTGGCAAGCCGGAGTTCGGCACCGTCTTGAACGGGATCGAGTTCAAGAGCGCGCCCCCGAAGTTCTGGGAGAAGGTGGCCGACGTGGACGTGAACGAGCCGCCGACTGAGTCGCGCCACACCCGCGCCGGAATCCTCATCCAAGAGCCCGACGGTCGGGTGTGGGTCTGCCAACCGACCAATGGGTACGGTCGCCGTAAGTACACCTTACCCGGTGGGACCGTGGAGCGTGGCCTCACCGACCAGCAGAACGCCCTCAAGGAGGTCTGGGAGGAGACGGGAATCCAGTGCGAGATCACTGGGTACCTCGGGGACTTCGACGACTCCAACTACGGGGGGCCGGGCACCTCGAGTCGCACGGGCCGCCTCTACATCGGGAGGCGCATCGGCGGCG